AAATTAAAGAAGATACTGGGTAACCGGCAACGGTTGATCTGGTCCTTCTGCGCACCTATGCGCGCCGTTCAAATTATCGCTGGTCAAGAACTCAATGATCGTTACATCCAGTCCCACTGGAAAACACCGTTCAAACCTGGTCGTTCAAAGTGGCATGGTGGGTTTGCCCGCCTTGCCGCAGAGCACGAGAGTAGATCGATGTCTGGTGGTCGAATGTGGGTGCAGGAGCTGGACTTTACGGAGTCCGACTCGGGGTTGCCCGAAGAAGTGTGTGACCTCATCCATGAGTTCGAGATGGCTTACAGCGGGCCCATGTCCGCTGAGGAACGTGTCGCTTGCGACAACACCTATTTCGCAGGAAAGTGCTTAACCTCTATGGACCCTTGGGGCCATATGGTGGAAAAGCCCACCGGTGGCATCTGCTCCGGTGATCATAAGACTTCCAGGATGACCACGTTGGTGTACGACGTGATGGAGCATCTGCGATGGGAAGAGCGTTTCGGCGCCTCCTATGACCTAACGATGAGTACCACAGTGCTTGCACTGAATGGAGATGATAACCTAGCTACCTCGGCTTCGTGCCTTGGCACGCTTGAGGAGATTCACCAGTGGTATAAACCGTGGGGTATGATCGTGGATCCCGACAAGAGTGTCGTCGGCTGGAAAAATTCAATTGTGGGTGCCAGTTTCTCTGGTTCAACGTTTGAACTGGACCCATCAGGGTCGATCGTTCCCGTTCTTAAGATGGAGCGAACCCTAGCGCGGATGCTTATTTCGCGTGGCAGCCCGAAGTGGGAAGACATTTGTGTGCTCGTTGATGCTCTTCAACCGGAGTTGTACTTTTCGAAGCACTACTCTTTTCTGGTTGAGGTCATGAGCATGCTGTCTGAAAGCTTCGGCTACGTATTTAGCAACACTCGACATGTGCAAAGCTATTTCATTATACGTAGTGCTGCGGTAACAATTCCGCCCGCAGTTCAGCTGTCCTGCAAAATGCCAGACAATTCTTTGGCTTTGGTTCGGATGCAGCCCTCCAAGGGGGGCGCCGCCGGAGTCAAGCGCAAGCGCAATCGCAAAGGCAAGAAGAAGAAGGGAGGCAAGTCCAAGCAAACCTTCATTTTCGAGTCAGGAGACCAACTCGCGAAGTACGGCACTGGAAACGGCTTCAACGTCGGCGCCCGTCCGGACAGAGTTCGCTCGAATCCGTCGGATCGTTCTCCGACGGCTCTTCTAGCTCGAGCACTGACGGCGGCTGGCCTACGCCTTACTCCCGATGGAATCCGCTGGCTCCGCCAGATGATTGACCCTTTTCACGACATCGCCCAG